ATGCCTTCCTGCGCCCCAATGTGCCTAAACACTTGCAGGAAGGTAACCAGGCCCCAGCGTCTATCCAGACGTAGTGGGGTAGCTGGTGGAGCTATATCCAATCAATTTGTGGGCTTAGATCTTCCCTTGCATAATTAGATGACTAACCCAGCAATGGCATCAACCATAGTGCCCATACCACCGGCTATTACACCAGCAGGGCCAGGTAAGAGCATACCAACCTTACTAATCTGCTGCATAACACGCAGAACTGTCTCCCAAAATTTAGCATTCTCAGCACACGGCATTGCGACCGGGAATCGCATTTTGAGCTGATGATAAAGCTCAAGAGCCAACGGGTCGTGTGATGGTGACACACCAGAGAACTGGAACAATGATGAATTAGTGTTGGGTTGTAGCTCAACACAATTCCAGACTCTCAACAACCCCGTATTGACCGCACCAGTTGGCGTTGACACTTTCATGATGATGGTGTTAACGTTCCCCATCCCAGTTAAGAAATGGGTGCCGTCAGACACTAAGCTGCGGCGAATTGGAATTGCCGCGCTAGACTCATCATAACGTGCTGCCGAAACGAAATCCTGCCACTCAAAATCCTGTGACTTGTCAAAGGCGAAGGTGTACCCGCCCTTGATGAAGCTCTCAGAGTAGTTATCCCTGGGTGCTAATGTTGTCACTGATTGCAATCCCTGGATCCTCTTGGTGATGAAATCCTCTGTGGCCAGAGGTGTGACAGCTGTGACCGCAGCCCTCGCCTGTTCAGCAAGGTTGAGATCTGTGCGCCATATTTGAATTGACCCAGAGAACTGCATGAGATTTGACGTTGGATAAAATCCTAAAGCCAGCGAAGCATGTCGGAACTTGGTGAAATTGTTCTCCGCATCTGACCCTGAGCCGAAATTCTCAGCAAAGGTTGTAAATGGGACTCCGAAAAACTCCGTAGGCTGAACGCCAGTGGCGACCTCAGCTTTGAAATATGCATAGCCTGGGACAGGTGCAGCCAGGATATAGGTGTCCCTTCCTGGTGCAAATGTCAAGGCAGTTGTTTGGCAATCCTTTATGCCTAACGTGCGCCCATGAAACTGATCAGGTATACCCTTACCAGGGTCTACAGAAAAATCAGGTGACGCAAATGCACATTTCAAAAATGCCAATCCGGCCTCACTGAGCCGAGATTGGATTTGCCGAGGTATACCAGTATGCAGACGCCGCTTTCGTTGTGTTCGTGGCATCTTACCGGTTCGTTGTAGTGCTGGTCCAGCTGGGACCAATGCTTGTATAAATTTTGGTTGTGATGTTTGCCTTCCTCCTCGCGCTGTTCCACGAGGTCTTACTCTTCGTCGTCTAACCATGTTCACTCCTCACAGGGTTAACATGTAACCCCGGGCGGCAAGACGTTCTCAAGTTGTGATAATACAACGTCTGCCGGCCTCCCGATCTCGAGTGTTTCATACTCTAACTGCTCCTCAATTGAGATGTTCCACGCCCTTGCGAAACTCTCACGCGTGACTTGACGTATCGGAACTGGTTGAGCGTTCCAGGGCTTGATAAACATGTCTTTCGCCAAGTAGTGTCGATCTGTAATGAGATATTTACCTGCACCACTATCCCTGCAGGTGACAGCAACATGCTGCATAATGGGTATACCAAGGTTAAGGGATAGTTCACACATTCCCACAGATTTCAGATATCTTGGTATGACTTGTAAGTGCTGTTTCTTAACTAGCCAAGGTAGTCTGGCCAGCATCCTATGAGGGTTACGAACTAAATGCCAATTGACCCCGTCATAAACCGGGCGACATTGACAAAAGTCCACTTCCTCAAGTGTGTTAGCACGCTCTAGCTTGGTTGTCATGCCAAAGCGCTGGAAAACAGTCAAGTCTAATTTGTGAACG